CGCTCATGACATATACCTCCTAATATAATATACCCATATTATACCATTAAAGAGGCAGAAAGTCAATTAAAATATTCCTGATATTGCATCATTCAAATCCTGTTCCTGTTGTTCAACACTGCGGTTATCAGGCAACGCATACATTTTTTTCATTTTCATGTAGTATGCTTTTTGTTCCGGGTCCTTAATACTCGATATATTCATGCTACGGAAACCTATAACCTTTGCAAAGTGTGTTTCTTCCGACAAGCCACCGAGAAGTGCCTTAAATTTCCACCAGTGAAGGGAAGTATCACAAAGGTCAATTGAGTACTGCTGTAAAAAGGCAGAGTAAATTAATTCTGCATCATATTCAAAATCGAAATAGCGTTTTTTGCTGTGCCGTTCAGCAGATTCTGTCTTTTTTGGAGAGTAAACAAAAAATTCCATAATAGCTTTCAACCCAAGGATGTAATTAGGGGGAAGCGTAGGAAAAACAAGTGTGAACAGTTCGGGTGATATTGTTTTCATGTCTTTGCATGTTGTCAGAAGCTCGGAAACTTTCAGCCATATTTTAAAGTCTGTGTTAATATTACATGTTTCGTTCCCCACAGCTACGGATACGGGAAGCTCGTCTGTCAGTATGCTCATTTTATTTTGCTCCCGAAATCTTCTGCCTCAATTTTGTGAAGCTCCGTCATGTATAAGGCAATTGCCATTCTGGTGCATAGGGCAAGCTTGTCAAGATTGGTTTTTTCTCCGTCCGGGAACATCTTTTTTGTGTCGTCTTTTCCGAAAAGAATTTCAAGCATGGAAATGTTGCACTCATATTCCGGCATTTTATATATGCTTTTGTCATGTTCTCTTATTTTTTTTTCAAGCTCAGCAGTTCTTGTGGGTATTTCATATTCTACACCGTCCACTTCAAGAATGTGATGCTTTTCTTTATATTCTACAGTCATTTTTGACATGTTGTTTTCCTCCTTAGGTTTTTGGGCGGAGCAAGTCCGCCCTCGTTTTATTCTGTTGCAGTGTTATCTTCTTCAAAAGTAATTGTTTCAACATTTTCGCTGTTGCCGTCTGAGGGGGTTGCTATTGTAGCAATACCGGTCACAACTGCACCAACAGGACGAAGCTCTCCGCTGTAGGTAAGGGCATCAAGTGAATTTCCGAGTGTGTTTCCAATGACGGAAACCTTTCTCTTTCTTGCTTCAAATCCATTGCCTGACGGCTTTGAAAAATCCACCTGAATTATTTCTCTTTGTGCCTGTGTTCCGAGAATTTCGTCATCAATAAGATTTGCTATGTCCTCCAGTACCGCATCTCCTGAGTATTTATCAAAGGAGAAGGAAAGGGAGGGGGAATATCCCACAACATCTGTTGCTTCAAAGCTTTCATCTACATACTGTCTTGTATAGGTTTTGGGGTTTTTGCTTTCGGAAAGCTCCGAAAATCCTCTCATGCGTGTGTAGGTGGCATTTTCGCCCACGCCATAAAAGGCTTTTAAATCGCTTCTTTTTACCATTTTTCTTTCTGACATAAATTTCTACTTCCTTTCTGTGTATAAGATTTCAAAAGGAAAGCCGTATAATGCTTTTCCTTCGTTTGTTCCCACTATCATAGGATAATTTACCCCGTCCGGAGTTTTCATGTCGCAGACGGTACATTTTTCGCCAAAATCAGGGAGGTTGCCAAGCTTTCCCTGTTCGTTTATCCAGTCAAGGAACTGCTGCACAATTTGCATCTGTTCAATGTTTTCGCTTGTGTTTGAATATTGCGACATTGGTTTTACTTGTCTGATTTCACATTGAAATTTTAAAAGTTCCTCACCGTCTACATATTTTTTAACCAGTGTTCCGTATGATGAAGTGAACAAAGATGTATTGTTGTCGCTGTGTTCTTCGTCTATGAAATTGAAAAAGGTATCATATCCCACTAAGGGGCATGTATTAATCAAATCCATAACTGCCTGAGATTTGTTCATATTTTAAGCCTCCCACTGTTTATATATCCCTGCATACTTTTTATAAGCTTTGGCTTTTGTGTAGGTTCTGCTGCTTTATCCCACTCTTTTGAAGCAAGAGGGTGTTTGCTTGTTTTGTATGTAAGGCTTTTTCCTGTATAGCTTTTAGGCTTTCCCGGAGGAGACCAAAAACCGAAATCAGGATCGTAAAAATTAGGACCCATAACAAGACCCTTATACTGATAATGAGCATACGGTGACGTGTATTCTATTTCTTTCGGACGTATCTGCACAGTTTCAAACAAATCCCCTGAATCCATAGGAGTGTAGGGAGTAATAAGCCTGTGCCATTCTTCTGCGGCAAAAAGCCAAAGCTTGTCATCACGTACTGCCACAAGGTGCTTGTTCTTGTCAAAATCAAGCTTATAGTTGACCTTCATATTATCACACTCCTGTCAGCCTTATGTGTGCCGACTGCGGAATTTTTGTATTGTATGAAACGGTTCTGACGGTAAAGGCATTTGGCTTGTGTCTGTTTAACATATCGGTCGAACGCTGTCCCTGTTCATCAGTTATATCTTCTGAAACATTGCCCTTGATAACAATATCACCGACCGAAACCATAGCCGATAAGCATGGAATACGAACAATATAACTGTCTGCCATATTCAGAGTAGTTCCCGACAATGACCTGACTGCCTCTGTGCCGAAATAACAGTTTTGGTACACTGTCCTTATCCATTTGTATGTAGTTTTTTTTGTTTTTTCATCAAGAAAATTCTCCCGATGAAAAAGAGTGAGAGTGTCGGAAAAGCTCGGGTTAATCAATTCCGCTCACCCCCAAATACAAAAGAGGAACGCCATTATCATCAACCTCATTGATAAGAAAATCATGAATAATTGATGATATTTTTTGTTCGTATTCATTTGCCGATACAGTTTTTATGCTCTGACTTACTCCGTCATTGCTCCATGATGTCACTTTGTCACTTTTTATATCAGCTTGTGACATTATATCTGTAAGGCGTACAATGCACCTTTTTACAGGTTCGGTCGCTTCTTTTATCCGTCCGTAGGTTTGAGCTTCTATCCTTTTTTCAGCCTCATAGCCGTAAAGCATAAAGGCGGTGCTGTCAAGTCCACCGCCCAATTCCTTGTATTCGTCATAGGTTAATAACATTACAACACCGCCTGTCCGTTATTTACGCAGTTGCTGCATTTGTTGCAAATTTTGCAAGAACTACTTTGTTCGCATTTGATAACGCAACAGTATAGAATTTGTCAACTGAAATATCTGTTGTCCTTGAAAGGGTATGTCTTTCAGTTTCAACATTAATATCTCTTTTTAAGTAAACGGTCAAAGCCGCAAGCTCGTCTTCTGTTTCATTATCCTGTGTCAGCTTCACAATCGGGCAGCAATATTTTGATGAAACGGTCGGCACTTTCTTTGAAGGAACAATTCTTGTATTTGCAATCATTCCGATTTCACCTGTCATAATTACGTTGCCGGGATATTTGTCCGCCGAAATAAAATCAGGGTCAAGTCTGAGCTGGGTCACCTGTTTCGGGTGAACAAACATAACCTTTTCCGAATTTATTTCTTCCTCAAAGCTGTCAATTGCATTAACAACCTCTGCATAAGAGATAACTCCGGCAGCAGTATAAGTTAAAGTTGCCTTTTGAAGCTCTGCCATAGCGTCTACATCAATCTTTGAAGCAATTGATTTTGCAAGCTGATTATTAGCTTCTCCCACAGGATCACCATAACCTGACAAAACTGCTTCGTCGGTTATTGAAACTGCTTTCATTGCTTTCTTTATCGTTGCTTCGGTTGTTGTAGCTGTAAGCTTTGCAGTCTCTGCATTTTCACCTTCAGCCACATCTGCCGCATCCCCTATGTATCCATATTTGGGAACGGTTATTGTGTCACCCGGAACACCGACCAAGGTATTATCTACCTTTGCAAACGGTGTCACGGTAATCTTTGAGGGGATTTTTGCGGAAATTATATCCGCCATAACCTCAGGATTTATTAAATCTGCTATTTTTGTTGTTTGATTTGCCATAAATCATTTCACTCCTTACTTAATGTGTCATATAATTCTTTGTTTGTTCTGAACAATTCATTTTTAGCTTTGTAGCCCATTTTTGAAAATTGCTCTTTTGTGATACCTGTCGTATCAACTTTCCCCATGCCTGTCATATTCGCAGGCGGATTCGGGTTTTTGAATATGCCGTCTTTATCTTTGGTAAGACTTTCAAAGATTTCTGCATATCCTTTGCCTTTATTTTCAGGCTTGGCAATCTCTGCTTTCATATCTGTGATTATTCCGTTTCTTACATAGTCGGAAGTAAAATCCCTGTCACCGAATACAGCTTCGATTGCGGTAGTAAGCTCTGCATCGGCACGAGCCTTTTTGTCAGCCTCGTCTTTTTCCTTAATTTCTTTTTGCAGGTTTTCCAGTTGTGTTTTGTAATCACCTGCTGAATTAAGCTCAGTTGTAATATCATTGATTTTTGTTTCAAGGGTTTTCTTATCGG